TGGAGCAACTCTGGCTTGCCTTTGTAATGAAAGAGAAATACAATAAGGTATGGATCGGGGAGGGTTGGAAAACCGACACTTAACGGCAGGGAAACAACCAATTTGCAGTAAAAATCAGAAATTGGTCACAAAAACTTGACAAACCCACACGATATAGTGTAAAATAGATTTGTGGCATTGAGAAGGCGGTGAATAGTATAATGCGTATTCCCTTAAGGCGAACCCCAATGCGTGGTGGACTCTCCCCCTATCTACTCCTACAACTTAGACATTCCCAAGTTCCATCGTTTTTAAGCAGGTGCCATTCCCACCCACATAGATCACAGTAACGTCTTTAAATCCTCAAGTAGTAGTCTAATGTAAACTTAATGGTTTCTTCTGTTGCATTCATTACTTACCTCCTATTTATCCTCACCGTCAGACTCTGCTATCCATTCCTCTTGCACATAGGTAAAGGGAACACATAGCTGTTTCCCATAGAGTTTTGTAGCCTTTTCCTCGGCTTCTTCTTCGCTAGCAGCTTTCACCTGAAAATTGGTTCTATGCACTTGTTCAAAAAATACTGTATAATTCATTTCCTCACCTCCTTAGTATCCTTTAATTGGTCTGCCACACTGAGGGCAGCGGTTTATATCAAATATAGGGAAACGACCACCGACAAGGACTGTGCGTAGTATTCGATGCCCACAAGTACATACCCGCCAATAACGGGCATCTGGTTCGGTCTGGTAGTACCTCCTGGTGAAGCTGATTGTCTCTGCTATAGCGTCCATAGTTACCTCCTTTTTGTTTTCTGTTGTATAGCACGGACAGCTTTTAAGTCTTCGTGTAACGCCTTGCGTATGGTTGCCAGTTGACTTTGAAATGTAGTTCTGGCTGCCCCTCTTGCCTCGTGAGCCTCTTTATCTATTTTAGCTAATGCCTCTTCATATTGTTGGAACGCTTCGTCTCGTGTTATCATCTCTTTACCTCCTATTTATTTTAGTCCCTTAACAACTCAATACTAGGCGGGTAAATATTTTATTTTAATAGACCCGCTTCTTCCAAGTATCTATTTAGGTACATCCCTGGCATACCAGTAGGCTGTTCGCCGGCAATTTGCTTTTCTGCCTCTGCTGCGAGCCATTCCATGGTTAAACTTGGATAACTTTCCTTCATGTCTAAATATAACGCTCTTACAACTTCAGCCACGGTTACCGTAGGCATTACAGTTCCTTTCCTACCCGCCCAGTGTTAAATTGTTAAAGAACTCCATCACCACTCATTATAACATAGTGGGGGTGGGTGTCAATAGTACTTTCGTTCAAACATATGTTCTAATCACGTTACCGTGTAATCTGAGCTGAGGGAATCCTGGAAAAGGGTTGAAGCGGCATGTTGATGGTGACTAAAGCCGCTTTGGGCGTGCAAGAAAAGCCGATGGTGGAGTGTCCATAGTAGGCTCAGGTTCGGAATGGTAGAAATTAGGGTGGAATATAAGGGTAGTCAAGACGCAAGGTTGAGTCGTCCTTAATCTCGCCAAGCGTTACTACCCCAATGTAGCAAGTGGGATGGGAGCTGCTACATATAGAAAGGGGGTGGTATCTTTTGGTGTTTCCGCCACCAATCTTTGAGCAAACGGGTGTAGGGTGGGTTAAAGGATATATAAGCGAAGGATTGCAAAGTAAATGAGACCACCACCGACCTTCGGTGAGAAGGACATCACGGGCTTAACACGCTAGTGTGCCAAAAGGAACTAAATGGCTAATAAGAGAACACAACTAAATACCCAACAAAGACTCTATGCAGACTGGCTATCCCTAGTACCACAAGAACGCTCCCCTAGAACGTACGGTGAGATGGCCTCTATGCTGGAAGTCCACGTAGCAACACTATATGAATGGGAGAAAGACCCCGATATAATTCAACTCGTCAGCAAGACATATGAACAGAAACTAATTAACCTCGTAGGCCCAGCCACAGATGTATTATCTAAAGCACTCAAGAACCCTACTGGAATAACCAGAGTAGCCTTTGACTGTGCTAAGTATATAGTCCAAGACTGGGCCAAGAAATACCAGGGGGACGGGGGGGTGGTACGGTCTATTTCCGACCTGTATAAGAAGTATAATTGACCGCGCGAAGGACGGGGGTGTATGGGTTGTGACCTGCCGTTCGGTAAAGAGCTACTCTCCCAGTTGAGTTACACCCCCCACTCTGGCAGGTTATTCGCCTTTCAATCAAACGACCCTCCGAGCCCTCTTTGGGGAAAGCATATACCGGGTAAATCCGTGCCTAAAGTGGGACGCACTATCTTTGTTATGTAAACGGCAAGGGTATAGGGGTAAATATTTTAGAAAAGTTTGGAAGGGAGGCTGAATACTACCTCTTACAAATTCCCGCCGTATTTTAAGTCAGGGTCTTAACAAAAGGTCTTAACGATGCCATTAAAAGGAGAGAAAAAGAGGATATATCAGCAGAGGTATATGCGTTCTTATATGAGGAAGAGGCGGATGAGGGTAAAGATGATGTTAGCTGAGAGGTATGGGATTCCGATAAAGATGCCGAAGGTAGATGCTGAGGGATATGTAATACCTGATTATTAGGAGGGGTATGGTATTGAACTGTCCTTATTGTGAAGCAGAAGTAAATGGATGTTCTACAGGTTGGGGTATGAGTCCTGAAGGTTGGGAAGAAATGGAGAGAATACATTATGAGAGGCATATCCTACCCGTGGGCGATTCGGAGCCCCCAGAAATTGATTGTAGTGCGTCTTATAAGGAGGAAACATGGATAGAGTCATTTGCATGAAAAATGCAAACCTGGTGATAACGGATAGCGATGTTACCCTGGTAGACTTGGATAAAACAGTCGTAGACGAAGTTATGTTTAGGGTGCAGGAAGGGAAAATCCAACTTGGTAATTCCTCCAGAGACCAGGATTTAGACATAAGAAGCGCAACTGGCAGTTTGGTTTACGATGCTGGGGCGGGCTTTCTTAGAGCGACCACTACGCCCATTATTAGTAGCGGGCTTGCATTCCCGTTGGTAGCTCCGACCGTCTTAACGAGTAACGCTGGCTATACCATGACGGGGGCTCAACTGCTAAGTGGGCTGATAGTTGATAATACCGGCACAGGGGGCATAGCTGCCACGTTGCCCACGGTTGCGGCTACGGTGGCCTTGATACCTGGTTGGGTGGCTGGCACGTCATTCTTGTTGTGGTATAAGAACACAGGTAATCAGACAATGACTCTTACGGTTGATGCTAGTGCACAATGGACTATGACTGGCACCATGACGGCATTAACGACTACAACCAGAGTTTATATGTGTGTTATTGCTACGGCAGTAACTGGCACGGTATATTCGTTAGGCACATTTGCAGAATAAGTTATGATACAGGATGATTTTGACTTAGATGAAATTACAAAGTGGTGGCGGGCTAATCCTGTTATATTCATTAAGGAGATACTGGGGATTGATTTATGGTCTAAGCAAATTGCGATAGCGGAATCGGTTAGGGATAATCCCCGGACATCGGTAAGGTCTGCCTCGGCGGTAGGGAAGACATTGGTGGCGGCTTGTATTGCCCTCTGGTTTTTATGTTCCTTTCACCCGTGTACGGTTTTAACTACTGGGAAGAGCTTTCGGCAGATAAAGGAACAGCTATGGCGAGAAATTATAGCCAAGCATGCTCATGCCAAAATACCGATTGGCGGAAATGCCAACAAAACCGATTTAACCTTAGCTGCCGATTGGTTTGCCTTCGGCTTCTCCACTGATGAACCTGACAGGGTAACGGGCTTTCACAACAAGCATGTCCTGGTAATAGTTGACGAGGCTAGTGGCATACCCGATGAGGTATTCGGAGCCTTGGAAAATCCTTTAGCTGCTGGTTATACTCGGTCATTATGGTTGGGTAATCCTACGCAGTCTGTGGGTAAATTCAGGGATAGCTTCGCTTCCCCCGCATATACAAACTTCCACATATCCGCCTTTGATACCCCTGGGTTTACGGGTGAGACAGATTGCCCCTTTTTAATTAGCAAGGAATATGTCGCACAGAAGAAAGAGGGATGGGGTGAGGACAATCCGCTTTACGAGGTTTATATAAAAGGTGATTTCCCATCAGGGGAGACGGATAGGTTAGTTCCATTTGGATTAGCGGAGGCGGCCATTCACCGTGATATTAAGACAGATAAGGAAGACCTTATCGCTATTGGGGTTGATACTGCCAGATTCGGAGAGGATGAGAATGCCCTTTATGTAAGACGGGGCAGTAAGGTTATAGACAAGGCTTTCTGGAAGAAGTCTGATACTCAAACCATTATCGGGCATATAGTCCACGAGATGAATAAGTACGAAAATCCTATCGTTAATATAGATGAAGGCTATAATCCTGGCGTGGTGGATGGGTTGAGGGCTCTTCACCGTGTTGTTAATGGTATTAGCTTTCAGGGTAAACCCAAGAATGGTAAATTATACGCTAATATCCGTGCCGAGATGTACTGGGACTTAGCCAACAAATTCAAAGACGGTTCTATACAAATTCCCAATGATAAGATTCTGCTCAAGCAGATTACCGATATTAAAAAGAAACCCCTCAATCCCCGTGACCTGATAATCATTGAAAGTAAAGAAGATATGAAATCACGGGGGTTAAAGAGTCCCGATAGGGCAGATGCTTTAGCACTTTGTTTTATGAATCCTGTTCCAAGAGAACCTTCAATAAGGTGGATTTAAATGGCCAAACTACCTTGGTGGTTGGAAACGGTGGATTACAAAAGAAGCAATGAAGGGATAACTTGGACTATCCGAGTACGAGGGTATGCTTTGCCCTGTGTATATTTATTGGCTTTAGCAAGAATATTAAAGCAGTATATTGGAGCGTAAGTCTATGGCTATATGGGATAGATTTAGAAGGAGTGCAAAGAGATTCAGGGGTGCCTTTGTCTCCAGTCCTTGGCTTGAAGCTCCTGACAGAGACACAAGAGGACTTTTAGAAGCGTATGGCAGGATATATAGTTTATTCGGTATTTGCCTGCGTAGGGCTACGGCGATAAGTGAAGTTAAATGGAGATTGTACAAAGTCGCTACAAACGGGAAGCGTACCCTGATTCCTGACCATCCAATATTAACTTTACTGGAATTTGCCAATGAATTTCAAGTGGGCTCTGAGATTATTGAGCTCCACCAATTATATTCTGATTTAGTGGGGAGAGCCTTCTGGTATATTCCCAAGAACAAATTAGGGGTTCCGGGCGAAATATGGCTATTACCCCCTAATAGGATGCGGATAGTACCCTCTCAAAAGGATTTTATCCAAGGTTATGTCTTGAATATCGGTAGTGAGAAGATACCTTTTACCAAAGAGGAAATAATCTGGTTTCCTATGCCTGACCCCCTTAATCCTTATGGTGGGATAGGATATGCACAGGCGGCCGCCATAGAGCTGGATTCTGAGGACTACGCTGGTAGATGGAATAGGAATTTCTTTTATAACTCAGCCCGTGCAGATGCTGTTTTGGAATATGAAGATACGCTTAGTGCTGAGCAATTTGAGCGCCTGAAGGAACAGTGGAGAGCCCAGCATGGCGGTTTGAGTAAAGCCCATAAAATAGCCATCTTGGAGGCTGGGGTTAAATACAAACAGATACAGGTTAATCAGAAAGATATGGATTTCCCCGAACTGCGTAAGCAAACCAGGGAAAACCTTTTGTTTACCTTCGGTATGCCCTTATCGGTGATGGGTATTACCGAGAATGTCAATCGGGCTAATGCCGAAGCTGGTGATTATTTATTTGCCCGATGGGTAGTAAAGCCAGCCCTGACCAGAATCAGAAACAAACTAAACGAACAGCTTTTACCCCTATTTAAGCTAAACGGTAAGGCGGAGTTGGATTTTGACGAAGTGGTGCCTGAAACCGTTGAGCAGAGGCGGATGAGTGCCGAATCGGGTATTAAAGCTGGCTATCTGACTATCAATGATGCCCGGACATTAACAGGTTGGGACCCAGTACCTACTGGCGAACAACTACTTCTCCCTATGAACCTATTCCCCACACCGATTAAGTCAGTCAAAAAGAGTTTCACCGAAGAGCATAAGGAAGCGTGGTGGCGCTCTTACATACTCAAGGCAGAGGCAAAAGAGAAAGTATTCAAGCAGGTATTTAAGAATTTATTTGATGAACAGGCCAGTGAGGTGATAGGCAAACTAAAGGGTGCCAGTAAGCCCGAAGATGCCCTGTTTGATAAGGATAAGGCGGTAAAGACGTTTGATACGGCCTTCAAACCGCTTGTTACTGATGTATTTGAAGATTCCGCTGAAGAGGCTATGAAGCAATTCCCCTTAGATGCGGTTGCCCTGGCCTGGATTGCCAAGAGGTCGTTATCCCTTGCCAAGATGGTAAATGGGACTACGGTAGAACAACTAAGGTCTGTTTTGGCCGCAGGATTCGCTGAGGGTGAGAGTGTGCCTAAACTAACCAGGCGGATAAAGACATTTTATGAGAACGGCTACGAATGGCGAGCCCCTATAGTGGCAAGGACAGAAGTAATTGCCGCCTCCAACGAAGGGGCATTGTGGAGATATGAAAAAGAGGGTGTAGATAAGTCTGAATTTTATGCAGCCCTTGACGAAAGAACCTGCGATGAATGTATGGGTTTACACGGTAACGTTTATCCCACAAAGGAAGCCCACGGTTTAATACCAGTCCATGCCAATTGCCGATGTGTGTTTCTACCAGTCGTTTAGAGTTTGCCTTCTGGCAATAGTGCATCCTCAAATGCCCTGTCAAGCATTGTTCTGATAAAGGTAAATAATACTTGCCTGTTAGTGTTCCTAATGAGGCTTTTGCTTATTTGTTGTAACATTGTGCACTTGCCCCATTGAGGATGCTGGCGAACGGCCCTTATAGTAAAAGACCGTGCGTACTTTGAAGTCTCCTGGTATTCAATATCATAAGGCTGCAAGCTGTCGGACAATTCGGAAAGCAATTTAGAATCTGTCTTTCTCATAATTCAATCATAGCAGAAAAAAAGATAAATGTCAATAGGGGAAATGATGCCTGAAGGAATTGCATTAGTAGGTTGGGGGTTTCTGGTGGCTGCGGGGGTGGTTTTATATTTAGCAAAGAGGGACTAATGGCTGAGGGATATTACTGTAGTAAATGCGATAAATTCGTATTAACTGTAACGGGTAAATTCTTGCATCCGCATGAAGGTATAAAGGAATGTTTTAAATGTGCTAGATGCGGAACTATGGTCTATTTAAGAGAACAGGGAGGTAAACTATGTCCGAAATGATTTATAAGGTATTGGAAGACTGTGAGGTAAAGAAGCTAGGAGAACGGCAATATGAGTTCATCGCTTCAACCTCAGACATTGATAGGGACGGTGAGGTAATTGACGTAAAGGGTTGGGATTTTAAGAATTTTAGAAAGAATCCCGTAGTTACCTATGCCCATGATTATAGGGCACTTCCCGTTGGGCGTGTCCCCAAAATATGGATAACTAGAGATGGCAAGGTGAAAAATACTATTGAATTCCCCCCACCTGAAACTTATGACTTCGCCGATACAGTTGAAAGGTTAGTTGATACTGGATATTTAAGAACAGTATCGGTGGGTTTTATTCCAAAGGAATGGACTGATGGGGATGGGACAGATAAATCACCTAGAAAGACTTATACCAAGCAGGAATTACTTGAAATTGCTATCGTGCCCGTGCCGTCAAACCCTGATGCCCTCCGCAATGCGGTTACAGATGGGGTGATTACTACCAAAGAGCTTGATACTATTACCAAACCTGAAGAAGATGATGATTATATTCGAATCCCAGTAGCGGAATGTAAGGTTACCGCTACGATAGACATCTCCAAGAAAGAAGGTATCAAGGCTCTATATTGTGGTAAGGAAAAGCAGGTAAGGACATATCTGTTTGATAAGCGAGAACCTTACAACTGGACTATGGCAAAGGCTAAAAAGTGGGTGGAAGACCATAAGGGTGTGGATGAAGCCGAGGGGGTAACTGCTGAGGAAGTCGAAGTAAAGGAAAAGCCTCCACAGGAAAGGGAAATGAGCCAGGCCGGGATTATGGATGAGTTGGATTACCTTATCAAATTGCTAAAGACTGAAGGCATGAATGATGAAGCCGAAGAAGATGCTTGGAATTTGGTAAGAGAAGTGATGCGTTTAGCAGGTGACGACATACCTGATGATATATTAGTAAAGATTGGTGCTGTACTGAGTAGCAAGAATAAAGGCAATTTGAAACAAGCTCAGACCTTAATTCAAACTGTTCTGGATAGTGCTGAATCTGAACAGGAGTCTGAACAAGAGTCTATTGATGACAAAGAAGAACCCGAAATGGAGGAGGCTCAAATCTTTGAGTTAATTCAGAAGACAGTTCGAGATGTCATTGAGAAGGCTCAGGGTAAAATAGATTAAACAGGAGGGAAAATTACATGGAACCTCAAGAAATTGCTGAATTAGCGGCCAAAGCTGCTAGTATAGTAGTTGAAAAACTAAAGGAAACCGAAAGCAAGATTAAATTCGGTGATGCACCAGAGGATAAGCTAGTGGATGACCCCAAGGGTGGGTTTAAGAACATGGGTCATTTCTTCACCGATTTGATTGGTGCTGGCCATCCCGACCGTGTTATTAGCGAAACACTTCGGAACTGGTCTACCGCTGCAAAGGCCGTAATGCAAGAGGGTGATATGGCCCAGGGCGGCTATCTAGTTCCCGAAGAATTCAGGGCCTCCATGCTTTCGACTGCCCTGGAGACATCAATAGTTGGTAGTAAGTGCACCAAAATCCCTATGGCTACTAACCGAATAACCATTCCTGCACAAGTAGATGCCAACCATTCTACCAATTTTTTCGGTGGAATCACCATTTATCGCACTGAGGAAGGCGGGACTAAGGGTGTCACCAAACCGACATTTGGCAGGGTGGCTCTAACCCTTCACAAACTGACTGGCCTGGCACAGGTGACTGATGAGCTTATCCAGGACTCGCCAATAAGCATCGAGGCTATAGTGAGGTCAACTTTTGGTCAGGCCATTGCCTTTGTGCAAGATGATGATTTCCTGAATGGCACTGGTGTCAACATGGCTTTGGGTGCTTTCAATGCAGCCAATCCGTCTCTGATAGCCCAGGCCATTGAACCAGCCCAGGCAATAAATACCATTCTCTGGCAGAACGTTGTGAACATGTGGTCTCGTCTGTATCCTGCTGGGCAGAAGAATGCTGTTTGGCTTGCTAACATAGAGTGCTTTCCAGAGTTGGCTTCTATGGCATTTGCGGTGGGTGCTGGTGGTATTCCAGTCTGGATGCCTGCTGGTGGTGTTTCGGGTTTGCCTTACCAGACATTGATGGGTAGACCCATCTACTTCACAGAAAAAATGCAGGCTCTAAGCACACAGGGCGACCTTGGTCTGGCAGATTTCAGTCAGTACCTTGTTGGTGAGAAATCTGGTGGGCTTCAGGTAGCGACTTCAATGCATGTCTATTTCATCTATGATGAGATGGCATTCAGATTTGTCCTTCGTTATGATGGGCAGCCCTGGTGGTTGTCTGACCTGACCCCATATCGTGGAGCAGCCACACTTAGCCCATTCGTAGTCTTAGCCGGTAGACCATAACAAAAAGGGGGCGGGTGAAACTCCCGCCCTAAACTAAAATACGGAGGTAAAACAAATGGCTTCTGGAAGATTTTCCCAATCACACGGTATAGTTCCAATCTTTGTACCTCTAGCAGACAACTACAACACGATAACGGTTGCTGAAGAGTCCATTGATATGGCACTATACAACCATGCCACTTTCATCTTCTTGTTCTCGGCTTCTTGTACTGCGGGTGCAGGTGTCCTAACCATGTCGGCAGGTTTAACCAATGGTGCTGCCGATGCTGCTGTAACCTTTACCTATAGATACAGTTCCGCAGCCGTTCTTACAGCGGGGGCTGATGTTTATGGTGCTGCCGCAACAGCAACTACTATTACTATGGCACAGGCATCGATAGTAAATAGGGTGTTGGTAGTAGAGGTTGCCGCAGATGATATGTGGATAGCCAATGTCCAGTATCGCTACCTTACTCCTGCCTATGATGATGGTGGTACTGCGGGCATATTCAGTTGTGTGGCTATCCTTTCCGAACCAAGATATGCTGAAGCAGTAATGCCGACTGCAATCTAGGAGTAGCTAATGGGGAGTAAAAAGAAAAAGAAAGGGAAGGGTAAGGCCCTTCCCTCCCCAATAAAACATCGCATGGTGGTTAGTCCACCAAATACCAAGGATGAGGAACGTAAGACCTCTCCTGTACTTGGTAAATAAAAACATGGAGGTAAAACAATGGCTGGTGATTATGTAGGTGGTAAAGCATTACGGAAACTTCAATTAGGGATAGCAGTCCCCAGAGCTGCAGAGAACATAGCTATCACGGCTACTCCAGGTCTTCCCGTGTATGATGTAGTGGGACTTGTACTGGTAACGGGTTTGCTTGGGGTATGCACTACGACTCATGGTGGTGTAGCTAATACGATGTCCTTTGAGTTTAATCCCGACCTAGCGGCTGGTGCAGATTCTGCTATTACGGCAACAACTGACCTTGGTACTACTTCAGTGGCAGGGGATGTGGCTGTAGTTGTGGGGGCACCCGGTACTGGTCCACTTGGAGGCCACGTAGCTGTGAACGTGTTGGGGTCAACAAGTGGTAAGGGTATTGTCTTGAATGACGGTGTAATCGGTCTAGTTGCTACAGCAGCTAATGGTGCATGGCGCTGGATCATCTTCTATATCCCGCTTGATGATGGTGCTTACATAACTGTACTGTAAAACGAGAAAGGGTGGGGTATTCAACCCCACCCTCTTCAGGAGGTAACTAGGACTTGTTACAATGAAGCCTATCTATTAGAGCATTGTGAGGAAAAATCAGATGGTGCTTGCCTTAACGGTCAGGATAACTTATTTGATATAACTGGTGGCCCTGTTTTGGTTACTGAATTTGTGGGTATTGTAACGGATACAATTGGAGCTAATATTGCTAACTGCCACATTGATTTAACTGTTGTTGCACCTGCGGCAGATGTAGCCCTTTCCACGGATGTAGCAATTACCGATGATGCAATAGGCACATCTTATATATTCTCCATTGCTGACCCCGCAGTTCTAACTCCTACCACTGCGGGAGTAGATGAGGCAATTCCAAGAATAGCATGGCTATGTCCCATTGGAACTATCAAGGCTCACTGTTCAGCAGCAAATACGGGTAATATCAGGTGGTATATAGTTTTCAAGCCGCTATCCCCCAACAGCTTTTTAGTTGCCGCTGCGTAGGAGTTTGAAATGTCTTTTGGTAGTGAAATCTTAGGGTGGTTAAAAGCAATAAAAGAACAACAGTTAGAGAAAAGAACAAACTGTCCTTTATGCGAGTGGCCCTTAGAAGAACACGAAACAAAGGGATTACATTGTCCCCTATGTGGCTGGCGTGAAGGATTAAGGTGAAATATGCCTTTGATTGAACCGGTAGAACAGAATAAAATCCTAGCTGGCAGAAAAGCGGTTGATGATTATCGTGCCAGTCATTCTATGCTTTATATAGGTGGCTACTATAAAGGCGTTTCTGAAGACCATACGCCACTGCTAAATGTTATGCTTGAAGAGTTCAAGAAGCAGGGCTTCAATTCCATTCAGGAGTTCTTTGATGCCAGTGAATTACTGAACATTCAGGGGATTGGCTTTACTTCTAAGGAGGATTTTGGGGCTAAAGCTACCCTAGCTGATAGAGGAACTCTTTATGGGATGTGGCAATGAGCACTGAGACATTAAGACCAAATGCTGCTGGTGATGAGTGCAACATTCCCGAAGAGGTTGGGGCTGCCTGTCCTAACCATTATCAGAATGTTGATGAGGCAGTAGCTGATGGTTGGACAACTAGGGTTTATAGTGTCGCTGACGCTTATACCAGAGATTTATACAATATAGCTGACTCTGGTGTAGGTGCAGGAACTATAAACCACATTACTGTGTATGTTGTTGCCTTTGTAAATGACACACCTGATTCTCCAAGCCTAAAAATTGCTATTAAATCTAATTCTACAGTCACAGAAGATACAGAACGAACATTAACTACTACAATTACTACCCTTTACTCAAAGCAATGGACTACCAATCCTGCTGATAGTCAAGCTTGGGAATGGGCAGATATAAATGCTTTACAAGTTGGCATTGCTCTGCATGGAAAGCCTGGGATTTGGTCTTCACACTGCACCCAAGTCTATGTTGAGGTTGATTATACTGCGGCAGCAGAGGGTGGAGCACAATATATAAGAATGAGTCCCTTTGGTATAAATGTAATTAGAGGATGATATGGCTTTTCCGATAATAAAATAAGGAGGCAAAAATGGCAGGGAGCAAATCGGATTTCTTAGAGAATGAGTTATTAGACCACGTGCTTGGTAATGCTGCTTATTCAGCACCAGCAACAGTCTACATAGCTCTATACACGGTAGCACCAACAGATGTTGGTGGTGGTACTGAGGTTACAGGCGGCTCTTATGTGAGAAAGACAGTAACCAATAATGCTACTAACTTCCCCGCAGCTTCTAATGGGGCTAAGTCCAATGGCACAGAGATTGCTTTTGTGGAAGCTACGGCAAGTTGGGGAGAAGTAATAGCCTTTGGTATTTTTGATGCCGAGACTGCTGGTAATCTTCTTTATTGGGCTGACCTAACTGCTAATAAGACTATTGGTAGTGGTGATACAGCCAAGTTTGCTGTTGGCGACATTGATATTACTGAGGATTAAAGGAGCAACTAATGGCTTGGTTAAGTCCTACTGGTTTTGTTGATAGTGGAAGTGTCTGGACAGGCGAGGCTTTTGCTTATGATGAGGATACTGAAACTTTTGCTTATGCTTCAGCCCCTAAAGGTGCTTGGACAAACTATCTTGAATTAACTCACTCTGCCATAGACTGTAATAAGGTTCAAATATGGGTAAGTATCTTAATAGTAAATATAAACGCCATAGAAGTTGATGTCTATTATAACGATGCTTGGCAAAACATATACTCTGGGTCTATTATTACCGACCAGTTTGTAGAATATCCTATCGGTAGCACCCAGTTTGTTACTTCATTAAGGATAAGGTTCTACTCTACAAAGGCAAGCACTGGAGGTTGTAGGGTTCACGAAGCTGACTTTTGGGAGGGTGTTAAATGGTTGGTTGGCACATCCAATGGCGTAGCTGGTGTTTCGGGTATAGTAAAACGGAACAGGGTAATTACTGGGTCTGTAGTGGGTACAGCCAGCGTAGCAGGCATAGTAAAGGCTTCCCGAAAGATTGCTGGGGCAAGTACGTGCCTAGCTACAGTTAGTGGAGCAACCAAGATATTAAAGGAATTGGCTGGTTTGAGTGCTTGTTTGGCTGGCGTCTCAGTGGCTACAAAAATTTCTAGGAAGGTTACTGGAACTATAGCAGGTATAGCTTCTGCCAGTGGAACAATTAGTATATCGGGGCAACCTTCAAGTGGTGGTTTTGGTGCTATGTATATGGCAAGTATATAGGGGGGAAATATGGCGAGTTATGTTCCGTGTAAAAAGAATGATGCAAACGGGAA